GCACTATCAACTAAGAACTTTAGTGTTTCTGTATTATTTTTGTCTCCCTTTTCAATAAAGCCAATGTTTTGCATTGCTTTTCCTGATGTAGGGCTTGTTTCGTTTTCAGACTCTGAAACCATAACAATTCCAGTTTCTGAATCCCAGAATACGTTTTCAATTTCTGCCTTTGAAAGATATCCACCAACAACATTTTTACCATCTACCTTTTCAATAGATACAATGTTTGCAAATTGGTTTGCTGGATTATCTACCAATGACAACTCAAATAAATCATATTCTTTAATTATACGAATGGTCTTACTTAGTTCTTCGTTATATGCATCATCCCAATTCTTAATGTTACCGCCAATAGAAAAACCTTTATATGTTCCATCTAAAACCTTTTCCCATGCATCTTGTGCACCCTTTGAAACATATGCTGAAACATATACTCCACTATAAAACTTTTTAACTGATGGATCAAAATATCGATCTTCTTTAAATGATACAATTTTTCCAACTGCAGATGGCTGATGCATCTCACGTAAGTTACCTCTAAAATTTTTGAATGCTTCAACGCTTGACTCTGTTGTTACAATATCACCTTGTTTATCAACATTGTCTAAAGTAGCAAAGCCAGAAACCATGCGACGCTCTATATCAACTTTGCCAATAGGCATTGATAAGCGAACGCTGTCGCCACTAGTTTCCCAGGAAGCCTTATTTATTAACATATCGTTATCCATTATACCAAACTATTTTATGATTATCTCATTTATTGAGATGATCTACCTTCACCCTGTGCATTACGACCAGAGATGGTTGTTGTAGAGTCAGAGTTGTTGTTTGTTCGTTCTGCATCTCTTTGACGATTCCCTGCCACATTGGCTCTGGTATCAGTTGCCTGTCTTGCAGACATAACAAAAGGCTCATCTCCATCGGCTCTTTGTGGAAGATCTAACTTTTCACGAGCCTCATTTGGAGTCATAACCTGTGTCTTTACATAACGCTCAATAATCTGAGATTGAGCAATTTCGTCTGTAAGAGTTAACTCATTAAACCTAAGTTCAAGAATATCTGTTTTTTCACGAACAATTTTGTTAACAACCTTTTCAAGATGTTTTTGTGCTGGACGAGATACTTGCTCTTTAAAGGTACGATCTTGAGATAATGCTGCTGCGATTCCAGAATCTGCTCCACCCAGTTTAGAGATTGGAACCTGATGTGCAATTAAAATATCATCACGATTTTGTTTACGATATTCTTTAAATGATCCTTCTTGTATACCATTCTCAATTGGCTCCATCTTAAACTCAACTTTGTTGTTCTCAGTATCTCCAGGAAGGGGAATATAGAGGGTTCTGTGTGACTGAGACTTAAGTCCAGTTTGCAAGAATCTAAACATTTTATCTTCACCATCTGAGGATAGTTTTGCACCCTTTAAGGTCACAATATATCTTGGGACTGCCTTATTTTCAAAATAATCAATGTTGTATTGTGAGGCTAGTTGATCACCAATAAGTGATGGCATAGCAGCAACAATATCTGGAATACCATAAAATGTGTTTAATGGAGAGTATTCTTTGTAGTGAATAATCTCGTTTGGACGTGCATCATTAGTCATTGGGTTTGGATTTTTAGCCCCAAAGTTTCTAAAATAAACTACGGAGTTTCCAATAATTTGAACAAAGCCATCATGTAAACGACGAACACGAACTGTGGTCGCTGGTATATGTCCAACATATCCAATTTCACCAGTTACGGTTCTACCAATTTCTAGAAAGCCATTGCCAGTTGCCTGAACATCTGTATAAAACTTTTCCATAGTTTTAGTAAATGAGTCATCATCATTAAGGTTTTCTAGCCAATCTTTTAACTCAAGTTTCATTCTTTCAATTCTATTACGAGCACGATCAACTGCTGCTTGATCTTCGTTCATTTCAAACCTTAGCATGGTTCTATCTGCAATATCAAAACGGTAGCCAAGACCAACAACGTTTTCTACTTTAGCATCAATAGCAGCATGATTAGCAAATGATGTATCGTAGAAGTTTGCTAACTCATACATGTTATATGGAGGAGTAATTACATCAAATAGTCCGTAACCATTTCTATATACCGTTCCAGGATTAATAGCCTTTGATCCTGCGTCTGTACCAGATGGTGTTGCATTAGCAGAATCTAAATATTCATTTGTTGCATATGTCATTGCTTTTGTAACATTCCTTGCAGTTTTTCTGCGGAAGTTTTGATTTAATCCAGTGAAATCTTTTAATGCATCCCAAGATTTATTAAAAGGATCTTGCTCAGAAAATGGATTGTTATCCTTTTCTTGTGTATTTAATCCAACCCTTACGTAATCTTCACTCATCGCTACCATACTTATCATAGGTTTGTCGTGCTGCTACCCAAGCACCATGATCATTCATGGAAGGAATTAAGCCATTCTTCATTCTATCTAGTTGTTCAGAATGCTCTTCCTCGCTAATTCTAGTTAATCCAGGAACAAACACTGCCTTGCCTTCGCCATCATCACCGTAGTGCATAGCAACTTTTCGTAGTTCTGCAATCTTTGTAATATCTCCACGTTCTGATGGTATGTTTAATATACTACCAGTACCGTCAGTAAACCATGCTCCGCTTGACTTTTTGTACACGTAAAGACCCCAATTATAGTCTTTTTCTATTACTTTGCGTCGGACATTGCCAACTTTTTTAAGAATCTCGTTATCCATAACCATCAGTATAGCATATTATAGGGCTGAAGCGGTATTTATTGACCAAGTCACATCCTGATATATTTTTATTTTATCTGAATCTACAGTCAAGCCATTATCATCATCAAATATTATTTTATTAGTTCCTAAATACGTTTTATAAACATCTGATGGGTTTACGCCATATAAGTCTGATGATCCTATAATTAATGCTCGATTCCAAGTAAAGTTATTATTATAGTATGCCCAGTCAAAGTTTGTTGCCCCGTCAGTTTTTACTCTAATCCAAGGTCTAGTAATTGTTTTTTGTATTTGTTGTAAATTATTTGCTTGATAGTAGGCTACGTTATTAAATAATACTGGACCATTAATATTAATAGATCCAAGGAATTCGTCAAAGTCTAAGGCTGACTCAAATGATACTCCAAGGACGCCCCACTCTTTAGAGGTAAGGATTGGCTCTCTAACTACAAGACCATTCCAATAATAAATAACATTATCAAGAGTGCTATTGTCTGATAGGTTTTTTGCAAAAACTCTTGCTCTAAGGCCAGTGTCGCTATCTGCTGTTAAATAAAACTTTATAGTATCTCCTTTATAAACAATTTCAAATAACTCAGTTGGAACTGCTGGAAACTCATCTTCTGAATATCTTAGCCATAATTGAACAGCACTAACTAAATAATCTGAAGCCAAAGCCTGATTTACTGGAAAAGAAATACCACGACTTTCTAATGATAAGATGTCTCCACGAACCTGTATTCCTGAGTCTTTAGTTAAATATAAGTATGGGGTGCTTCCTTTATAAATTGTATATGGATTTTTAGATTTATAATCAAAATAAATACCAGACCGTTTATATGGAAATAGATCTACACCAAATCTTGTTCCAATTGGATTAAAAGAGTTATCGTTAAAAGCCTGAGATGCAAACTCTAAATTACGTAATAATACTGGTCTATTAAGAATTCCACGAACATTAAACTCTAGATGATAAACTATTGCCAAATCATTAAAATCAATTGTTTTTGTTGGATATATTAAAGCATTATTAATAACTTCAAACTTTGTTGTTTCCCAATCTGAATATTCATTTATATCAATAATTGAATCACGAAAGACTGGTTGAGTAGTAGTAAAATTATTATCAATAAGGTTTGCTCCATCTTCAATGTATTGAAATGTTACATAACTTTTTATAACAGAATTACTAGTATCATACCTATATGTTTTTATAGCCTGTTGTTCAGCATCTTCATAGTTGTTCCATCCAGTAAGTAACTGGTTATCAAAATCATAATATGTTCTTTGAACTGGTTGAAAATATGCTTGGTAAACATCTTGATAATTCCAAGGTGAAGTAACCTCATCTTCTATTAGGGTTGTTGGTGAGGGAGAACCTACATTAAACTGTAAAAAATCTAAATCATAGAATTGATCGCCAACATCATTTGTAACGTATTGTCCAAAGTAGGATAATGGTAAATAGTCTTGCCAAGATCCAGAAACGCCTATATCTAAGAAATAAGTGCCATATGACTCTAATGGCAATAAAGTATAACTTGCTAAGTGTTCAAATAAACTAAGTGCATTTTCTTCTTCTGTTACTCCCTCTATAGATAAATCATCAAATGTTGCTATTCCATCAACATTAAAATAGTCAGATATTAATAAAGTATTTTTTGTTGTGCAAAATCCTATGGAGTATATTCTTCCTAAAAATGTCCCGCCTAAAGATCCATCTCCTCCAACATAAATTTTTAACGAGTTTCTATTTCCAAAAAATGCAGCAATATTTCCTCCATATGTATCCACTAAAGAGTCGATCTTAATACCAACAGAAAATAGTTGATGACTTTCAATTGCTTCAGAAGTATATATTTCTTCTTCTGTATTATTATAGTTTAAAACATAAGAAATAGTGTCGTCAATTTGTTTAATTAAAAAATAGTTGCTATTTAAATTGTTGTATATTTTAAAAAGTACTTGTTCGGAATCTAGGTTGTGATTGCTAAAAACACCATAAAATGCGTCTACCTGACTATTTAAAAGATTAAAACTATTAAAGTTAAAGTAACATGTTTTAGCATTCCAGGAGTTATTTGGTCTAAATGTAACAAATTTGTAATCATTTTCTGGACCAGATTCTAAACTTTGTATTGTTTGATTATCGGTATACAGGTTTTTAATAGTTTTATCATCTAAATAAATTGTTGGAAGTTGATATTCTGGAGTTCTTAAAACTTTGGTTGTTGTAGATAAATTATCAAATGATCCCTGTTGCCATTCAGCAAAATCTGGATAGGTATAGTTTGCTGTGTAGTCTGCAAACGGGTAGTCAATAAAAGCAGAAATACCGCCATATGCAGAGTTAATTCCTTCTGGAGAAATAACTCCCTGACCATAAACCCATCTTCGCTTAGCAACTGTTAATGGAACCTGATAAGAATAAATGGCTACACAATCAATATCTATTGGAGTTATATCTGAATATGAGTAGAAACCAAGCCAGTCTTGACCTTTATTGTACTCGTCATACTCTTCTGGAAGTTCTAAATTATCTGTTTCTATAATTAAAGATGCTACCTCTTCACCATTTAATATTAATGTTGCGGCATTTCTAATTAACCTAATCTGAATAAGCATTGGTCTAAACCATTCTCCAACAAAATGAGATGAAAAGGTTTTACCAATTACTAAAGTTAAGAATCCATTATCTACATATAGCCCGTCATCGGATGCTATAGGACCAAAGATCTTTCTTGAAACACTTGAGTCTGAATTTATTCTTGTCCAAAACTCTACAGTATATTCTCTATGTTGACCAACTTTATTTAAAAATCCCTTTCCTGGAATAATTAATGATGGCTCACCACTAGGATTTGGTTTAAGCGTTGTTACACTTGATGCTCCATACACCAATGGAATGCTTGTATTTTTTGCAAAAAGTTTATTATCTGAAACAATGTAATATGCTAAATCACCAGATATTCCATATGCTGGAGATGCCACAACCTGTTCTGATTCTAGAGCAATATTTGCTGGCATGGTAATTGGAGTAAGACCAAGTGATGAATGATTAAACTCTTCAGACCATTGACCAACGGTAATACCGTTAACGTAATATAAATAATCAGATGGTATAGATCCGCCAGTATAAGATGTTATTTTTACTACCGCTCTAAGGTTTGTGTTTTCACTTTCAATTTCGGATGTCTGAGAAACAAATATCCAAGAGTCCGTATTGCCTGTTTCAATCTCATAAGTTTTTAATTTTTGAACTATAGATGAAGTTGTTGTATCTGTATATTCAAATCCAATAGCAACAGACTTTACATATTCACTATCAATATAAACATGACCACCAACACAAAAGGTGCCAAGGCTTGCATTTAAATCTTCAAAGTTTACTAAGTCTGGACTAATACAAACAATGTCTGAGGTTCCAGATAGTGGTACATCTCCCTCTAATTTATTTACTTCTATATCTGGAAATGGTGCATCTACATCTAATGTTTCTAAAGATGCAGATCCGCCAGTTGCCGTCCAAGATTCATTAATATCCTGATAATCTGAATCTATTAAGTTTATATAGTCAACTGCTTCATCTAATGCCCATAATGCTAGGGGGTGCTCTGAAAACACCTTTTCTGCATATAAATTGGACGGGTTAGACATATTTCTCCTATCCCCTTATTATAGCAGGATGAAGGCTAGTATAATTTAATTTCGCAAGCGTCTGTTGAGCAATACTTTTCAGACTCTGCGTCAAGATTATCCTTACCATCATAGATAGCAGACCAATCAATTTTACCAATTTTACCCACATAAGAATTATATTCTTCTTTTGTGATATTGGTATATGGTTGTTGTGGATAAGTTTGATTACCCATAGGTAAAAATGAAACTGCTTTTAATTGACCTTCATACATATGTAGTGCTGGAGCAATATGCTTAGTCTCAGATTCCTTGTCAAATGACAAAGTTACAGATACTCCATTATCAGACCAATATTTTTGAGCGGTAGCAGCCAAACCAATTTTTTCAAAAAGACTTACATCTTTCTCAGATCTTGGATGTCCAGATGCCACTGGGAAATATACTACTGAAGTGTTTGCTGATACTACGTCATCTTCAATTTTATACCCTGCCGCTTTAAATAAATGTACCATTGGATCTGTATTGCCAAACCTTATAGCACGAAGATAGAATTCTCCTCCTGGCCCCCAATGAACTCCTGGTGTTGCACCAGATAATAGTGAAACAGATCCTGAAGGTTTGACGGTAGTTACACGAATTGATTCACGTACACATAGCCATTCTGAGTATGAGTGATCGTATGCACGAATCTTTTTATACCCTTCGTCCATCCACTCACGAATTACTGGCATACCTTTTGTATCTGCAAATGATGCAATACCAGTAAGAGATGTTCCAATACGACGATTACGTTGCATAATTCCATTTGTGGTTTGCCAATGTGTTGGCATAAGCGTAACAGTTTTACCATATAAGTAGGCAAACTTTAATGTACGTAAAAAGTCTTCTTTGTCTTCATGACGATTTAAATGAACTTCTACAAGTGTGCATAATTCATAACTTTCTAATGGCTGTTCAGCGCAAGGGTTGAATCCCATAACACGAGAATCTTTATAGTCTGGAGCGTCTGCCAATCTTCCATAATCTCTAGCAACATCTAGCCAAATAAATCCTGGCTCGCCATTATCTGCAATTAAATCAACATAGTCTTCATATTTTGTTCCAACTTCTGCAGAGATAGAATTATTAGACATCCAAGCCCATCCTGGATTTTCTGAATCAAAGGAGTTTCTATCTGGAAAAACCTCTGCATTTTTTAAATTAATAAAATCTTTATCTTCAGCATTGCCTAAAGCAAGGGTAGCGGAACGACGAACATTTCCAGAAACAACACATGTACCAATAAGATTTACAATGTCTACTATTGCACGAGAATCAAGGGTTTCTCCTGGTCTACCGCCGATTACCCTATCTATCTTGTTATGTAGTGCAATAAGTGGTTTTGGACCGCTAGCAACCCCTCCAAATCCTTTTATCGGGGCACCTAGAGGACGGATAAGATCATAGTTAAACTTCTGTATAGCCTGATTAGGACGTAAGTATGAGTTTAAAAGCATTCTTACAGAGTCTACCCAACCTTCACGAGTATCTGGAATATCCCAAATATTTTCTGGTTCTGTTGGAGTATAAATAGACATTTCCTTGTCTTGACCAACGGTATCAAAACCAACCCCAATACCAAGCATTAATGCATCCATTACCCAAGCAAATAAGGCTCCTGGATCATTACGATCAATGTCACGAGTAGAGACCATAGCGCAGTTTTGTAGGGAGGCAGAGTTTTTCTTTTCCATAGTCATAGGTGTACCAAATGCCCAGAGACCACGACCTGGGGGTGTCCATTTTAACTCAAACATTCTTTGAAAGGCTTCTTGGGCAGATTTTTGTGCCTTATTGTCATTCCAAGGTAGGCGATTGTCTTTAGCATGATTTTTTTGTACTGAGTACATTCCTTCAATTACCCGCTTACAAACTTCATGCCATTTTTCTTTTGTTCCATCTTCTTTCATGCGGGAGTATGTTCGTATAAACGTAATCTCCCCTAATGAGTTAGATCCTGCGTCTGTAAAGCCAAAAGGTGCTGGGACCGTAGAGTATTTGTTTACAAACTCATCTGACAAACGAAAAGAAAAGATATCCGACATTGATTTTTCCAACTTTCTATTAAAAAATATTATTAACACTTTGATAATTACAAAGTACTCTTAGTATATCATAAATTTAAAATAAAAAATAAGCGTAAATTTTAAATTAAATCTTTACTTTAGAGTTAGGCGCTAATAAAAAACAAAAGTTGTTAGTATTATTAGAACTTACGACTATTAATATTGCACATCTCTATTTGGTTTATGTTTACATGTTTTGGTAAAGACCCAACCCAATAAATTGCTTGTGCTAAGTCTTCTGCAGATAAAGCGTCAACCCTTTTTTGCTCTTGGGTATCAATTGTGGCAGGGCAAATTTCAGTTATTTTTATATTATATTCAGGAAATTCTAACCTCATAGTGTCTACCAAGCCTCTTTGCCCACGCTTGGCATTGGTGTAGTTTCCCCCTCCCCAATAAGGGATTTTTCCACCAAAAGATGTTACAAATATAATAGTTGCAGACTCTGATCTTTTTAAACATGGAACAAATAATTGAGATAAATACATTGGCCCTGTTACATTAACATCATATGCCCGTTTAAAATTTTCTGGAGTTTCATTAATTATTTTTGTAGGACTAACCCCACCTCCAGCATTATTTACTAAAAGATCAATAGTCACATCCTTGTATATTTCAAAAAATTTTTCTATTTCTGGAAAATCTGTTATATCTAATTTATAGGTTTCAACATTTTCTGAAACTAATTCTGAAATTTTTGATAAATTTCTAGATACTGCTATAACCCTATATCCATTTTCAGATAAAAGTTTTACAGTCGCATATCCAACACCTTTGCTGGCACCAGTTACTATTGCTGTCTTCAACTATATTGACCTAGTGAATCCAGTGTTGCGGAACCATTATCTTTTCGCCACTTTTAACTAAGTGTGCTGTGTGGTGATATGGTGGTGAAGGAGGAAAAACAATAATACTTCCTGCCTTCGGCTTTACGTAAAAACTATAATTTCCTTTATCTTTTGCCTGTTCAAAATCTGATTCTGGACTAGGTTGAGATAGTACTCCCTCTGGAGAAGCAATGGTAAAAGAAATTTCTCCACCTTCGTAATCATCATTTAAATACATAACAAAAGAAACCTTAAGTCTTTCATCACCTTCTTGTTGATCAAAATGAGCCCCCATATATGTTCCAGGCATATACTTTTTAATTGGATATTGAGGAAATAACTTTGGCTCATCTGCAATTCCTTGTGCCTTAGCATAGTCTCTTGCTACATCATCAAATGCTTTTTGTAAGGTATTGTAAATATATTTATTTTTTTCATCAGCATTTTCAGTTAATGCAATTGTTTTATCTGTTCCATACACATATGCCTGTCCACTACAAGCCATCCATTCACCCCAAGGATCCTTGTTGTCGTTTTCAATTGCTTCTACAAGTTTTTTAGGATCCTCTATTACATTTGTATAGTAGTAGACTTTTTCCTCAAGTATTTCTTTGTTCATGGTGTATCTCCTTTAGTATTTATTTTTAAGATAGTGGTCTACCTCTTTTATAAAGCCAACCAAAACATATCTTATTGGTCCTTCTCCAACATGTCTTACTCCATGCTCGTATTTTTCATTTCCTGGAAAAATTAAAAGTTCTCCTGGTTTTGGTTTTAATTCTAAATTAAAATTTTCAAAAAACAATTCTCCATTGTTATAATCATCATTAAGGTATAATATTGTAGCGTATTTAATTGATGGATCAGTACGTTGATCTGTATGGGATTTTAGTTCAACTCCAGGTTGCATTCTTTGAATAGTGGCAAAACCACTTAAATGTGTGTTTGAATCTAACTCTACAACCATATCATTAAGTCTTTTATAAAAAGGCTTGTACTCTTCGTAATGTGAAATATTTAAATTTTTATCAGCCCAATTTTGAGTAATTTCAAACTTTCCTTCAGCAACAAGATTTTCAACATCATCTCTACCAAATTTTTCCATACAAAATCTTGGCAAATTAGACAAATACTCTATTTCCCAATCTGCTTGAGATGCTTCATTAATTTTACTCCATATAAAATCTAGTTCTTCTTTTAATGGATAATTTTTAATTAATAATATTTCATCTGTTATTTCTTCAAACTTGTAATTATTTTTTATTAATAGTTGTTTAAGGTCATTAATCATTTTGTGTCTCCTCTGGCTTATACTTATTTCCATACATGTCTATCTTCCACCCTTGCTTAAGCAATTCTTGCCATTCTGCTCTTTCAACTTCTTGCTTTGCCCTAGTTTCTTTCATTTCTGCTGCCCAGGCATCTCTTAGTTCTTGGGGATAGTCAGACTCTTCTCTGTCATCCCAGAAAGAACCTATCGTATATCTAACACCATTAGTAATAAGTGTTACCTCATGCATGTTGTTAAATCCACCATCAAATGCAGCAAGCATTCCAACTTTAGGCTGCAGACTTATTTCTTGATCTGGGAACTGCAACATTCCACCTTCAAAGTCATCATTTAAATATAAAAAGGCTGCATATCTACTTCTTGTAAAAGCACCAGAGTGGCCATGTTCGTCTGTGTTGTCAGAATGTTTTCTTGCATATGCTCCTGGCTCCCATTTTTGTGTGTGATAACCAATTTGAGAAATTATTTTTGGGTCAAGGTCGTGAACACTTGCAACGGCGTTAATAATACCTTGTTTTATTTGTGAAAATATATCACTTGGCAATCCCTCATTATCTATATGCTCATCATTGTCTTGTGGTAATACTGAAGAATAAGACTCGTAAAAAGATATAGGCATCCACTTAATTAGTCCAAGTTCTGCATGCTTGTTTAAAACCTTTACAAGTTTTGTAGCAGTTTCTGGATCAATAAAATTTTCGTAAATAACTATATCTTTTGTTAATCTTTTTTTATTATTTAAATTCATGGCTTTCTGTCTCCAGTATGTTCTATAATTTCCCAAAAAAATGGACAAGTATATCTAATACCACTTTTAACCTCTGCTACTCCATGAATATAGTTCATATCCCCTGGGAAAAAATAAGCAGCACCCTTTTTAGGTTTAAATTTAACTCCTTGGTTAGGAAAATACAATTCTCCTCCTTCATAATCTTCATTTAAATAAAATAAACTTGATAAATCATAATTTGGAAAATCGTTAGGAAGTCCAGCATCTGGTCCTTCATGTAATTCTTTATCTGCATGAGGATTTTGAAATTGACCTGGAAGCCATCTAACAATAGTTGTGCCAGTAGGAATAACTTTAACCTTATAAAAATTTTCAACAATTGGTTGTAATCTTTGAAATAGCCCAGCAATAACTGGTGCAATTGCGGGATCATTTTTATTTAATGTTGGAGAGGTTGCAACTCTGTCTTTCCAATAATCAGAATCGTATACAACTGTGCCATTTTCGTTAACATGTGATTGTGTTACATCCCAAATTTTTATTGACTTAGCAGCCTTTTCTAAAAAATCTATTTCTTCTTGAGTCATAAAATTTTCTAACTCAACAATCATGTCTTTACTGTTTCCAAACCAGCCAGAAGGTGTCATTGAAGGCTTTCTAAATACGACAGATGCTTGTTCTTTATCCATAATTTTATTATATCATAGGGTTTTATATTCCTATAACTCCCTTTCTATTTCTAATTGTTTTAAGAATCTATTTGGATCAAATCTCCAATTATCCTGTGCAAATGAGGTTACAATTTTTATACATAACTCTTCATAATCCTCTTTATTTAACTTATTCTTAATTGAATGTAATGCCTCAACAGTGTCTATATAGTTTTGCCTAACAAAAGATGGATCTCCAGCATGGTTTCTTCT